GAGCAACTCAACCCCAAAACCGAGGAGATCGACGAAATTAAACTGATGGTGGGCTTTCCTTCGGTTGAAGCGGCAGAGTTGGCCTATCGTCGGGAGATGCCAGAGGCATATTTTGGTGGAATTCGTACCATTGAAGTTGCGGAGCTAGATGAGTATGCGAACTTTGTTGAACCTCCAGACGATGATCTGCTGGATCATTACGAAGAACGTTTAGTCAACGACCTCAACCAAGCCTATGAACAAATGCTGACCCCCATTCAGCAACGAATTGCCCAAATTGCCAACAGCGACGCAACAGACGCAGAAAAGTACAGGATGGTTGTAGAAGGACTCTACGACCTGTACAGCGAGATGAATTCTGAGATGATTGCCTCTGTTCTAGCAGATGGGCTTGCAGCAGGATATCTGGCCGGAATCCACTCGGAACGGATTGACCGTGATGATTTTGACGCTGCTGCTGAATAGACAAGTTGCTGCATTTGCTGAGTTGGGCCGCTTGTGGCAGTCTGTAACCACGAGTTTTGCCGAGCCGATTCTGGTCACCGATGCAGCCGTGTTGCGGGATATTCAGGCTCTACTAGAGCAGGAAACCGGACGGTTAAGCAGGATATTTGACCTCACGATTGACCCAGACAGCGACACCTTTACAGGCAAAGCCGAACAGCGCATCACGTTGGCTCGCACTCAGGTGTATCAATTTCGGATTACGCCAGAGCAAATGGTTTACAAGCTGGTGAATGGCGCAGAGAACTTTAGTGAAGATGACGCAGACTGGGCCGAAGTGCTCGATTTTGCCGCTAAAACGGGCAAGAAACTCAACTGCAAACCGGGCAACATTCAATGTGGTGGCAAGTGTCAAAACGGCAAGCTGAACTGCTACGCCAACATGACGCCAGCTCAAAAGAAAGCTGCCCAAGCCGCCGCCAGGAAAGCAAAGGCAGCCACCGCTACAGCAACTCCTACAGCAACTCCTACCAAAACCACACCAGCCAACACCAAGCCTAAATCCGCTGCTACGACACCTCCCGCCACCGCTTCACCAATTAAAACCAACCAAACCGAACTCGACCGCAAACGCGCCGACCTAGAAAAGCGCTTTGGCAAACAAACGGTGGAAGCGGCTGAGAAAAACGTGCAGCGCATCTTCAATGACCCGGATACCAGCGTGTTTGTGCGAGTGGGCAGCACCGATACGCTAGAGAAAATATTAGGCAACCGCTTCAAAACCTCGGCAGAGCTGGGCATCGATACGCATCAAATTCCCTACCTCAAAGACGGCTACCAAAAGGCTCGCAACCGAGTCGAAGCAAAATCACTGGGCTATGACGAGAAAACCACTCAGCCGGACGAGCGTCCCATCTATGGCTATTTGGGTGGCAAAGACCTGAACGGCGCATCGCACAATGATGTATCCCAAGCCTACGGCTCAATTGCTATCAAGCTCAAGCCAGAAGTCAAAGACCGCACCACGTTCACTGGCTCTGATTCGTTTAAGTCGGGCATTGCCAGCGAAATCAAAAACGACGGCACTCCACCTCCACCGAATGCGGCCTCACTCGTATCAACAACGCGGCACGGCTACGACCGAGAAAACCTACCCAAACACTACCCCAGCTATTACAAAGACGATTCCGCCGACGGGGGACAACTCCGCGACGCCGCCAAAGCCAAAACGATTGATGATCTGGCTCCTAAACTAGCCCTAACCGGAAACGCCTATGTGGAAGCTCAGGTGCATGGCAAAGTGACACCTCAGGATATTGGCGAAATTCACTTTTCACCAAAAGGTGTGAACGACCGACCTAATGCTGCGGTAGCTAAATTTGCCAAAGATAACGGTATTGATTTGTATGTCAATGGGCAAAAGATGAACCCGGATGACATCATCAACGCACCCAAACGCTCGCAGCGGCTGATCGATCTGGAAGATGCGCTCAACAAAGGCGATTTTGATGCGGTTTCTCAACACACCGAAGCGATCTACAACGATGCCCAAAAGCTGAAACTAGCCCCCGGTGAACGCGATGCGGTGTTGAAACAACTTTATACCGAGGCAGGCTTTGACAATAAACCCCAGGTGGTGTCTAAACAAGATCTGGACAACGCGGCTGCAAATGGGGCAACGCTGATGGTGCGGGGTGTTTCGGCTGGCGTCAATCAACGCACTGAATATTTCGACCAGTTCAAAACGGGCGATTATTTTGTTGGCAACGGCGTCTATGGCAACGGCACCTATGTCGGGCACTCTGGCAACATCAAGAACGATCAATTTGTGGCGGGCAACACGACTGCTAGCGCTAAACAGGCCTGGTCGGGTGTCGCCAAGCATGGCTATATCAACAGCAAAAGCGTCACTTTCCGGATGGCGTTACCTGCGGATGCTACGGTCGTTACGGCCACCCAACAGCAAAAAGACATCACCGACACGCGATCTAAGCTGAATGCCTGGGTCAGTGCTGAACGGGCCAAAATCAAAGCAGCCGGTACCACCTACAAAAAATCAGATGCGACTAAAGTAGACAAGGCGGCTCAAAAACTAGAAACCGATTTGGCAGGCAAGCTGGGCAAACCGCAAATAAGACGGGTTTCTGGTGGATTGTTTGATGAAGATCAGTATATTAGCATTCCAGTTCAGGGGCGTGTACCGATTACGTTCAAAATCAAAAAAACCTCCCGTCGCGGCACTAACTGGTTTGCTTACACCGACGCTGATGGTAACGATCTGCAATTCAAAAAGCAGGCTGACGCGATTGCCACTGCTACAAAAGACTGGTATCGACGACAGGCAGCCACCGATTTGGGTTATCCAGACTATCCTAAGCCCGGTCAATCGGATGCGGCCACGACTCAGAAGCTGCGGGACTTCGACAAAAAGGCATCGCGTATCGGAGAGGTGTTGTTTGGTGACATGGGTAACGGCACCTCTGGGCGGTTTGGCGTGATTCGCGGTGTGGATGCGGTGGCGCTGAACAATAGCTATGAACCCAAAACGTTTATGAACTTGCTCAACCGCAGCAAAGTCTTGGTGCAAGACAGCGAACTTGCTTACAATGATGGCAAACAAAAAGGAGCCGCCGCATAATGGATGCAGACTTGTGTCGTCGGGCTGGACGAGCCAAAAACACGCCCTACTATCGCTATGTGGGGCAAAACGCAGCAACGTTTGATGAACAGTTCACCCAAGTTCTTTTGGAAGCGGGCACGTTCGAGAATCTAAACCCAGCGACTCAGCAGTTTTTGCAGCTCTGTGAACGCTCCTATGACCTTGCTCAAGACATGGGCATGACCGACTTGGTGAATCCTGACAATCTTCAGCAAATTATCGATCGGCTGATTGCAGAACAACCGTTTGATGAAATTGAAGAAATTGAGGTGGAATGATGCCGATTACCAACCGCGACCGCTACCCTGGTTCAGAATTTGTTGCCGCAGAGCAAATCAAGCCATTCGTGGAAATAGACGGCACCATTTACCTGTTAGTAGGCTACGAAGATGGCGACAAAGACACGCCGCTGGTTGCCAGACAGCCTACCGATGGCAGTGAAAACCTACACGCCACGCCGCTCTATGAATTAGTCAAGTTTGCTCAGGGTGAAATAAGGCAAATCACCGATGGCTGATCCTGATATCTTTCGGCTACCGTTCTCAGAAGCAATCGCCTACTTTCGTCGTAAGCTGAATTTGCCTAGCGAAAACTGGAAAACCATCCAAGGCAATGAAACCGATTGGGCGTTTGTGATCGCCTCAGTGACGAATGCGGATATGCTATCAGACTTTCGCGCCGCTGTGGATCGCTACATTGCTGACGGTACGGGCTTTAACCAGTTTGCTAACGAGTTTAACGACATCGCTCAACGCTATGGCTGGCAACCGAAACAAGGCGTGGCATGGCGAACGGAAATGGTGGCCCGCACGAACCTGAGAATGGCCTATGCCGCCGGACAATATCAGCAACGACAAGACCCGGTGATTAAAGAACTACGCCCTGGTTTACGTTGGGTGCACCGCGACTCACCCCAGGCAAGACCGCATCACAAAGCAATGGACGGCAAAGTATTGGATGGCAACGACCCCACCTGGAGCAGATTTTCTCTACCTTCGGGCTATGGTTGCAGGTGTCGTCTGTTTTCGGTTCCGGCCCCAGAATCGGGCTATTTCAATCTCAGTGACCAACTGCTCTACCCGCTACCCGATGGCAAACTCACTCAAGTTCCCGCAATTCGCCTAGACGACAAACTTTATCCGGTTGCAGACAAAGGTTTCTTCTACACACCCGGAGCCTCGCCCCAATCTGCCAGACCTGCCATCCTGCAACAAATGCTGCAACGCCAGCCGCCCACCCTGCAACGATTGATTCGCCAAGCCTTACCTGCTCGAATTGTGCAGAAATTTTTACCACGAGGCTTTGCCAATGGCGAATGACACGGTTGAAGTTAATCTCTCGGATGTAAACCGCAGCTTCGCTAAAATCCTGCGTGGCCTGAAGGATGCGACACCGCTGGCGAAATTAATTGGCGAAGACTACACCGAATCCGTAGACAATCGCTTCAGAAACGAAGTAGACCCCGATGGCTCTCCCTGGGCAGCGCTCGACCCAAACTATGTGGAGTGGAAAAAGCGCAAAGGGTTTATCACCAAACGGCTGCAAATGCGGGGCGATATGCGCGGTACCGTTGCCTATGACCCTTACCCGGATCAGGTGATTATTGGGGTGAATGTGCCCTATGCTAAACGGCAGCACGCTAAGCGCCCGTTTCTGTTTCGCAACAATGGCAGCTTGGGTGCAAAAGACTTAGCCAAGATTGAGGCTGTTGCCAACGACTATTTGCAGAATTTAGCTGCCAATTCACCTTCATCTAACTTCTAACTCCAGAACACATTCACATGCTGCCCTAGCGCCTCTGCCAGCCTGGGCAGCATGACGCTATCAATACTGCGTTTGCCAATTTCCCACAGCCGCACCGCTTCGCGTGACACGCCTACCGCTGCACCCAGCTCTTCACGGCTTTTTCCCTGGGCAATTCTTGTCATGTGCAAAATGATGCCCTGACGCTTGTGCGGGTTTTTCTCTGCAACGTTAAACCCTAACGTGATGCGTAAATGCGAATTCAAATTCGTTTTTGTGGTTGCCATGCTGATTTGCAACGACCTCATGATTCTGCCAACAATATAACGCTGACTCGATACCACTGGAATATGGTGGGAACAGTCGATTGATAGAGATTGTTATCCTGTGAGCGACCCCTTAAAGTGGATAGAAATTTTTCGCACCGGGCGGCATACTGCGTCGAATGGCATGGCGCGAGACTATTCGCTGGAAGACTTGCAGCAGGTGGTGGATACCTACAATCCCGATTATTTCAAAGCCCCCCTGATCGTTTCGGCTCCGGCTCACAACACCAACGGGTTTAGCGATGGCGAATTGTGGAAGTCGCAGTTGGCCTTTGGCTTTCCGGAAACGCTGAAACTGGTGGGCAACAAGCTGTTCGCCGGGTTCAAAACGTTATCGCCCAAAATTCCGGAATGGGTTAGAGAGGGTGCAATTCTGGGCTTTTCTGCCAGTCTTTACCCGCCGCTCAATCCGTTTAATCCCTATCCGGGCAACTGGTCTCTGCGCCACGTTGCCGGATGTGGTGCTGACCCGCCCTCCATCAAAGGTCAAACGCCCCCCGAACTGGCAGAACCGCTGGCTAACTTTGCCAATTATGCGGAAGACCAAGACGGCACATTGGAATATGGCATTGATGCTGACTCAAAAATCCTAGAGCAAGCTCGGTTGGGTGTGAAAGTATTCAAAGCGTTGCAGGCCGTTGCCTCCTCTACAGCCAGCTTTATGGATGGGTCATCTACGATGCTGGTTTCTCTCTTTCGTGAGTTTTATCAACGCCAGCGCGACCGCTTCATTGAAACCGAAGGCGTGGAAGAAGCTGACAAAATCTATCCTGCCTATATTCTGGACCAGCTCAGCTCAATTAGCTTTCTGCCCCAGCCGATCTATGCCACCTACGAGGATGTGGAACGACTGCATCGACGGATTGATGAATTAATCGCCGAACCTAAACCCTACGCCTATCAAGAACATCCCGCAGAACCGGAGGAGGAACCCGTGCCCGAAAACTGGGAAAGCCAATTTAGTGAACTAAAATCACAGGTCAAAACGCTGCAAACGCAAGTAGACAACCTCAAAACCGAAAATGCCTTTTTGGTGAAAGAAAACGACCGGATTGCTGCCGAAAAAGAGCGCGACCGCATCACCAGCTTCGTAGAAAAGCAAATTGCCGAACGCCGCGTGTTGCCCAGAGACAAAGACAAAGAAGTGCGCTTTATCCTCTCGCTGGATCACACCACCACTGCCGACTATGGCGAAGAAGGCGACCTCACCCCACGCCAAGCCTACATGAACAAGCTGGCCGCCGCCAAAGAACTGTGGAGCGACAAACGCCTGCCGATTGGCCCCGACGATGAACCAGACAGCGCCTCTTTCTCAGAGCAAGACATCGCCTTCAAAGCGCGAGAGCTGGTGGGCAGCATGGCGAAACAAGGCATCACCCTGAGCTACACCGAAGCGGTTAATCGAGTTATGGCGGAGAAAAACTAAATGCCTCCAGTGACCTACACCCGTTTAGAAGGAACGATTCTGGCCTTTGTCAGCGAAGCCCCCATCCGGCCCTATCGACTGGCGACCCTGGGTGCTCAAGATGGCAGCGTCAAGCAATCCGCGGCTGCAACCGACTTCCCGCTGGGCGTGTTCAAATGGCGCGGCGGAGACAAACTCTATAGCCACACTGGGCCGCTTGCCCCTAGCACTTCTCAATATGACCCGGTTCCTGCTGCCAATCAGGTGGATGTGGTGCTTTCGGATATTGCCGAGGTGGAGTATGGCGCAACCGTAACCCGCGGACAGGCCCTCACCACCGATGCCAACGGTCGAGCGATTCCTGCGGCAACGGGCAACCTCGTCTATGGCTATGCGATGGTGTCAGGGGTTGTAAATGACATTGGCAACATTTTGATTGACCGGGGGGTGAAGTCCTAAATGCCAGTAGATGCTAATTTTCGCCATGACCGGCGGCTGCTATCGATTGCGATTGCCTACCAAAACGAAGAATTGATTGCCGATGAAGCGTTTCCCATCGTGCAAATCCCAGGGCAGGGAACGGCGTATGAATACCGCAAATATCGAGTCGGTGAAGCCTATTCGGTGCCCGACACTACGATGGGCCGAACGTCGGATGCGCGTGAAGTGGAACACGGCTTTGATACGATCGAAAGCTCCACGAAGGATTACGGTTTGCAAGAGCCAGTGCCCAAAAAAGAAATTGAAAACGCCCAAGATGGCTACGATCCGCTGGGAATGGCAGGCGAATGGACAATGGGCTTAGTGAAGCTGGATCGGGAACGCCGCTGTGCTGGTTTGATGTTCAACCCGAATCATTACCCGACGAATCAAAAAATTGTGTTGAGCGGTACGTCGAAGTTCAGCGACCCGTCGAGCGATCCGGTGCGGGTGATTACCGATGCCCTTGATGCGATGGTGACTCGCGCCAACAAAATGATTTTGGGTCAAAAGGTAGCAACGGCTTTGTGTCGCCATCCCAAAATTGTCGCCAGCTTTCAGGCCCGCACTGGATTGGATGACAACGCGGTCAGTTTGGTGCCGCTCAGCTATTTGCAACAGCTATTTTTCAACATCAAAATTGTGGTGGGTCAAGCTCACATCACAGGCGGACGCCCCAACACAGTGACAGCTCCCACTCAGCAGCGCGTCTGGGGACCGCACATCGCCCTGGTGCGGCACGAACCCGTGAGATTGCCCTATTCCCGCACCTTCAGCTTCACGGCATACTCGAAAAAAGTGGCGATGAAGTATGAAGATCCCAAAATCGGACTGGAAGGCGGCACGCGGGTGAAGATGGGTGAAGTGCTGGAAGAAATCATCTGTGAACCGAATTTTGGCTTCTTTATTGAAGACGCGGCGTAATCTCTGAGCACATTTTTCTGAACAACGGTCTGATTAACGGTTAGTATCACCTGGAGGACGTTATGTAATGGCAAATTATGAAGTGTTGCGAAAGTTAGAGCACAACGGCAAAAGCTACGAGGCAGGTGATATCGTCAGCCAAGATGCGCTGAAGATTGAAGGCAAAGATCTGCATACCCTAATTGAACGCGGTGTGTTAGCCGAAACGAATCAGCCCGCCGAACCAGACGCCAGCGAAACCGAAGCGCCCCCACCCCCTTCTAACCTGCTCACCCAACCCGACCCCACCGAAACCACCACACAGACCGATTTAATCAACCTCAACTCGGCCACGCCTGACCAAATCGCCAGCGTCAAGTACATCGGCAAAGCGGCAGCAAAAGCCATTCTCGACAACCGCCCCTACAGCGAGGTGAACGCCGCCAAACCCAAAACCCTCACCGACGATCAATGGGCGGAAATCTCGGCCCTGTTCACCGTCTAGCCTCCCCCATCCCCCCCTCTCCCCATCCCCCCTTGTGCCCTACGTCACACCTACCGACCTACAAGCGCTATATGAACCCGCGATGCTAATCCAGGCGACCAACTACAGCAACCGCTCTGCCACTGCGGTGGATCAAGCAATGCTGCAAAAAGCCTGTGAGCATGGCAACCAGGTGGTAGACGGCTATCTGCTGCGGGTAGAGTCGAGCCAAATCACCGAGCGCTTGCAGTCCATTCTCAAAATTCATGCGGCGCGGTTAGCAATGGACTTTTTGGCAGGCACCGATCCGCAAATTCGGGAACAGGCAAAGGAGACGATTGAGTGGCTGAAGTCGCTGTCGAAGCTGGGAGGCTCTAGCGGCTCGGATGGCGGCGGTGAGATTCCCGGAACAACCGAGATTTTGCCGCAAATCAGCATTACTCCGGGGCGAAGTTGGAGGATAACGTTCTGATGCTTTCTCTCTTGATTCAGCAACAAATCGAAGCGCGGATTGCCCCGCTCAACGACGAAGCGCTCAACCTCAACGGTGATCCCTATGGCGGTGATTCGCGGCTGCGGGTGCAGAGCCAGTTTTGGGTGGCCTACCAAAGCAGCGACTACCCCACCGGAACCAGCTATTTGCCCGACGCCAACGACTCTTACTCGCAGAACCGCGAGCTGGAGTTTCAGCATTATGTCGAGGTACAGGATTTACGCCGCGATTATGCCCAGGCGCTAGCCCTACACGAACGGCTGATGGCGGCCATTGCGGGGTTTCGGCCTCTGGTGGATGGGGTTCGCAGTCCGCTTCGGTTAACCAACGATGCCGTGGTGTCGGCCAAAGTGGAAACCGAAGTGGTGTATCGCTATCGGGCTACCTATCGCGTGTTGTGCAAGTGGGTGCCGCAGCCGTTGATTCCGGTGCCTGCGTTTGTGCCGCGAGTGTTTCAGTATGGCATCTGGCGTTCTCCGGTGGATCAAGTGGCGGTGCCTGCTCCGGTGAGTGTCAAGGATGCTGAGGCGATTGTGGAAGGAGTGGAAATCGTGCCATGAACGATGCCATGAACGACCTAATTGAGCAAATTGCCGCCGTACAGCACGAAATCTGGGTGCACTGGATGCGGTTTTTGTTTGCTTGCGGTGAGCTGCGGCAAGACGGCTCGGTTGTGATTCCGCCAGAAAAGGTGGCTCGGTGGCAAAGCCAAATGGACCGCGCCTACAGCGACCTCAGCGAATCGGAAAAAGCCAGTGACCGTGACCAAGCCTTGAAAGTCATGCAGGTGATTCAGTCAATCCCACCGGAAGGGCTGACGGAACCTGTAACCGATGCTGTAACCGACGTTGAGCCGCCGAACGAAGACGAACCAGACGACCTAGAGGAGGACGCCGATGCCCGCGATCGTACTTGATAGTAGAGGAACTCCAGGTTACGAATTTTATGTAGACAGTGCTGGCCCGACGATTCCGGTCGTGTCGGTCTACTCTCGTCTATATCTGTTGATTCACGCCACGATGACGACGCCTGTGGTTGAAGTGGGCGTGCCGACGGTGGTGGGAACCATGGACGATTTCACCAATCTGTTTGGCTCCAGCGACGCGATTATCCTCAACTCAATCGAAGCCTATCTGCTCAACTTTCCGCAGGGATTGTATGTGATTCGCGCTATGCCGTCGCCCTACCTCACCGTCACGGTTACAGCAACCGCAGGCGACAAAACGATTACGATAAACGGCACCGCCATCACCATCACCCCTGACGCTAGCCCCACCCTGCAAGAAATCATTACGGCCCTGGTCAACGCCATCAACGATGAAGAGGCCGTGAATTTGGACGTGGAAGCCGAATATGAAATCACCAACGCAGGCTTGCCTGATTACAGCAACGGACGGTTCCGGCTGCGCTCTAAAAACGGAGAGTCATTCACCGCAGTAGGCAGCACGGGTGTGACAGTTAGCGCCCTCACCACGCCCACCACGATGCAGTATTGGGACTGGGTGGCCGCTCTGCGCGAGTTGACAAAGTACGAAGACGAAGATTTGGGCTTCTTGGCCTGTCCGCAAGCCTTTTTGCAGCTCACCAATCAGTTTGAGCGGGTGCAGGTGGGCAACACCATGGAAGAAACGGCCCGCAAGCTCGGCTGGTTTGCCTACCTCGACCCCCACGACCCCGCCACCATCGACCACCCCCGCAAAGCCAAAACTGACGCCGCCGGATACATTGCCCGCCAAGGCCATTCTGCCTACACCTATCCCTACTTCATCGACCGCGACCTGGATCTGGTGGCTCCCTCAGTGGTGATTCCGGCTGTGGCCCTCAAGCGCTACCAAAAACGCGGCATCCAAGAACCCCCTGCTGGAGTGGAGTGCGCCATCGACGGAATTAGCGGCGTTCAATACACGCTCAACACGGCTCAAAAGGTGGATCTCGCCGATGCCAACGTCAATATCAACGTCTTCCAGCCCGGCGTCGGACCAATGCCCTACGACACGCTCACCCGCTCCACCGATCCCGCCTTTCTGATGATCAACGGACGCATCATCCTCTCCAGCTACGAACGCACCCTGAGAAACACCCTGCGCGGCTCTAAGCTGTTGTTTCGGGCGATTGACGGCGTCGGACGGTTTTATTCGCTCTTGCGGCTCACCGTAACGGGCGTGACAGATTTGTTCTACCGAGCCGGGGCATTGTATGGTCACCCCACTGGGTGGTGTTTTCAGCATTCATCTGTGACAGATTTGTTCTACCGAGCCGGGGCATTGTATGGAGCCAGTCCGGGCGATGCCTATTACGTGCAGTGTGATGCCGCCATGCAGGAACCCGCCAACCTAGAGCGGGGCATTGTCGTGTTCAACGTCTATCTGGTTCCCGTGCCCATTTCCCGCCGCATCAAGGGCTATATCTACCGGGTGCAAATTGACCAGATTGCTCAAACCGTTGCGATTGAGGCGCTTTGATACTTTAGGCAGGAGGGGGAAGCGATGACCGTAAAGAGTGAATCAGATTTTGAGATTTTGTTGAAGATTGGCAGTGACTTTTGGTATATGACCGAGTTTAGCGGCGGCGAACAGGAACACGACACCGAAGCTTATCCGTTGGGTAATGTGTATGGAATGGAGTACATTAAAGGAATGCCCAAGGTGACGGAGATTACAATCAAAGCACCTTACGATAACTCCATTCATGACCCACTTCGCAAACGGCTACAAAAGATTTGCGGTGAGCAGGTTTTGATTCAAGTAACGCCGATGAAGGTCTGCCCGGAATATGAGCCGGACGGAGAACCCACGGTCTATAGCAAGCTGAGCGTCACCAAGATCGGCTCTCCCCAACCCAACCGAGGCAACAGCGGTACGATGATCATCGAGTTTGGCTTCAACTGCGGCACGATGGAAGTCGGCGGCACAGCAACGACGCTATAGGGTAACGGGAATGCCAGACGTAAAATTGCTTGACACCTCCAACAGTGCACCAACCACACCTACTGCCTCACCCTCTCCGACTCCAGTTGAGCCGAAAACCATTTCGTTTCAGCTCGAAGGTGAACCCGGTGAGGCAGTTTTTTCGATTCCGACGATTCGCCACCTGAAGCAAGCCGAACGCGGCAACCCCTCGCCCCAAGACCTCTGCCGCAAGCTGGGTGAAATTTGCTTGATTAAATGGGGTGAGCAAACCAAAATCCCTGACGATGATGCGATCGATGCGGTAGACGATCAGGAGATGATGCAGGTGTTTTTAGATTTAATCGAAGATACCACCAGCGGAGAATACGAAGTTTTGCCGGATCGCTCGCATCGGGTGCAGTTGTCGGTTGGCTCCCTTACCCTGCGTCGCCTAACTCGCAAAGATGTGAAGCTGGCTGAAACCTCGAAAGCTGGACGAGTGGCGATTGATATTCTCACTGCCGTCAGCGCTACGACCGACTGGTGGCGAAGCGATCGCTCAATTATGCCTGCTGATTTTGACCCATTGCCCCTATCCGACTATGGGAGGTTGAGCAAAGCGCTCCAGGGGTTTCTTACAAAACGTGCCAGTGCCGACTGAAGAGGAGTTTTGGCAGTCGGTTTATGCGATGCAGAATGGTTCGTTTGCAGGGTTTCGAGATTGGGAAGAAGTGCCGCTTGAGCAGTGGTTTTTGATGCTCAAGATTCACAACGAGGCGGTAGAACGACAGAACAAGGAAATTGAGAAGGCGAGGAAGCGGAGATGAAGCCTGTCAAGCGAGAAAACTGCATTGTAGAGCGCGTTCAATAAATGGCAATTGTTGACCTGATCATTCGCCTAAAGGACAGTGCATCTCAAGGCATCGGTCGAATTGGTGGCGCGTTGTCCGGGCTGAGCGGCAGAGCAGGAGAGGCAGCTAATAAGACACAAGGACTGGCGGGTGCAATCACTCAGGGTGTGTTACAAGCTAACGCGATTACGTTTGCAATCGGTAAAGCCAATCAAGCGGTTGGATTTCTCAACGGCAAATTTGAAGAAGCGAAGAACCTTCAGCTTGAGCAAATCAATGCGGCTACAACCTTTGCTAGCCTTACCGGACAATCTTCAGAGCAGGCAGCTCGGTTTATTGAAACGCTGAACGATCGTCTTGCTAAGTCTGCTGCCACACTTCCTGGTGCTACAGAAAGTTACAAACAACTCGCCATCGCCGTTCAAGATAACGTTCTCGATGCGTTCAAAGATCCATCTGGAACTCTAAACCAGGCAGGCTTTGAGAAAACGTTAATCTCAATGTCTGAAAGCTTTGGAGCACTCACCGCTGCCAGTACTCGTGACATTGGCAATACCAGCTTAGGACTCAGCAAAGCATTGGGCGGTGCAAGCGTGAGTGAACTGCGTCAGATTGCTTTCTTTGAACAGAATCCGGTCATCCTGAATGAGATCGAGAAGCGCCTTAAATCAATGGGCAAGGAGATGAAAGATCTCAACATCAAGGAACGGGTGCAGCTCATCGAAGAAGTCGGCAAAAAGTTCATTACCGAGGATTTTAAGAAACAAGCCAGCGAATCGGTAGACGGTTTGCTGCAATCCTTTACTAGCTATTTGTTTGATCCCGGTGCAGGCATCTTCGGCATCATGCGCGACCTTGACCCAGCCACCGAAGGGGTCCAGAGTGCCTTTAAGTCGATGAACGAGGCGCTGATCGAAGTAATCGGGCCGTCGGGTGTGTTTTTCCAGGTTTCCGACATTCTCAGTGCGGCGGGTGTGCAGTTGCCTGATCCGATGCGGGTACTCAAAGGCTCGATTGACTTCTTTGTGGGCGGGCTGAAGCAGGTAAACCAGGGACTGACCTACATCAAAGATTTCGTCAAAGCAGGCGGCTCGCTGACAGATTCGGTGCGGCTGGCGACAACGGTGTTTGGAATGGGATTTGACCTGCGGGCAATCAAGGAGCAGGTGATTGGCTTTTTCACGTCTACGGGCGATCGGATTGGTGAGTTTTTCGGTAACGTTGCTGGGCTGGCTGCACCGCTGTTTAATCAAGGTGTTGGCATCGTTTCGCAGAGTTTTGCCGATCCTACAAAGTTCCATGAAATTGGCGTTGCCTTTGGCGGCATGATTGGCAAGGCGGCAGGGGCGGTGATCGGCTTTTTGGGTAGCGTTGACTATCCGCAGCTACTGGTAATGGTCGGACGAGTCGCTATTTCGCTTCTGGCAGCGGTTGGTGGAGCCATTGGAGGTGCAGCATTGGGCGCGTTGCCCGGAATTCAAAGCCTGCTTGTCAATACTGGTGTTGCAACCCTTGATGGCATCAAGATGATTATTCAAGCCACAGGGCAGACCATCGTCGATGGACTTACTGTTCTGGGCAATTTAGCCAAGGCCACAGTTGGCAAAATTCCCGGATTGGGGCCGATTATTTCTGGCGTGATTGACACTCAGCTTGGCGCACTACAAGCCCTGGTATCGAGCGGGTTTGGTGGATTAATTCAGTATTTGTCGGACGCGGTGCAGAACGCCATCAATGCGGGCAAACAGGCGCTGGTGAATGTCGTCAACCAGGCTCGTAATATTCCGGTGATTGGCAACCTGATTCCACAAGCTTCTCCTCCAGCAGCAATGGCAGTCGGGTCGCGCTACTCTGGTCACATTGGCTGGGCGGCAGGGGGCTTTTTGGGAGAGCTATTGGGGGCAGCGCAGCAGGAAATCAGCCGAATGCCAGGGGGTGCTCAGCTTCTGGTAGCCAACAGCAGCGAAACGATTTTGCCGCAAGGAATGTTGGGAAACCTGCTTAATGCTCTGGTGCTCCAACCGTCTCCCGCCCCTCAGGGGTTAGAGGCTCTGCTGAGTTCAGCTACCTCTCAACCGCCCGCCCCAGCCCAGGGAATGCTCGGTTCTTTAGTCAGGGCACTGATGCCGCAAATTCAGTCGATCTTGCCGCCGCAGGTGGGTTCGCTGTTGGGTGCAGTTGCGCCGTTGCCTCAGGTGCCGCCAGCCTTACCATCAGGGTTAGAAACTCTCCTGACCACCACACCTCAGCCTTTGCCACCCCAAGGAATGCTCAGTTCTCTGGTCGGGGCCTTGGTGCCGCAGATGCAGGCCATTTTGCCGCCGCAGGTTGGTTCGTTGTTGGGTGCAGTGTTGCCGCTCCAGTCTGCCGTTGCCCCATCTCCCCCGCCAGCAGTAACCCCAGCAATTGCGCCCGCTCCGATTCCGATTGCAGCCCCCGCGAGTGGCGCTCGGACGGTAACTGGAAATACATTTAACTTTCCGATTTCCATTCCCAACGGCACGACCGATCCGGGGGCAATAGTGCAGATGGTGATTGAGCAGATTCAGCAGCAGTTTGAGGCCGAGATGAACGGGCAGATGGGGTAATGGACGCAGGTAAATCCGCATCGAAATTCGTTTTTAAGCTAGATCGCCCCAGATTCCGGACTCCAGGGCAATCGTTCTAGGGGAGGCTACGCCACCTGTTCCGGTAGCCCAGAGAGCGCCGCAATCATCTCCGCCTTGGACAGATGCTTATTCTTACCGTGAGCATTTCTCCAGCGAATTCCTCGTGTCTGACAAGCTTTCCGCAGATCGTAGGGGCTGAGAATAGACCAATCCACGGCTGTAGCTGTTTGAGAACGAACGAATGGAACCACATTATCTGTCGGACGTGCGGCCCAATATTGAGCCACGTATGCTTGATGCGCTTCCACCAGGGTTGCCTCGTCCACCGTAGCTGCCGGGAATCCATCTGGATTGGGAATGAACTGTGGGCTGGCCTGAGATGCGGGTTGGGCTGTGGGGGTTGGGCGATAGCGACTGATCAGACCAGAGACAAACAGCGAACCGAAAAACAGAACTGAACCAATAGCGGTGAACTCAATTGCGTAGGTGAGTGCAGATTGCATTGTGAAAAACTCCGTGAATGTTGGTGCCCTGTAGCGTTGGGCGGTTTGCAGGTGAGGCGGGTGCTGTGCTTCCCAATCGCCTCATGTAAACTATACTAAATTACACGTATACGTGTGTCAAGCCATGCCAAAAAAATTATTTAAGGGGAAGGGACTAGGAACCCATGATGCCACTCGTCCCATTTGCGCCAAATTTCCGCCTGATGTTGACGCAATTTTACGATCGCTGCCAGATCGGTCTGAAAAAATTCGGCAGTGGGTGATTGAAGGAATGCAACGGGAAGGATTGCTGGATGGATTGGATTCTTAACTATCAACACTCCAACACTCGCAGCCTGAAACTCTCACTGTGTCTAACTTGTGTTTTGTGTTGAGGCCAACACCACCCAACACCCGTGTGTTGATTTGGGTGATTTTTTGACACTCTGGCTTTGAGTATTGCTCTGCCTGTGAGTCTTCGGGTACTTTGAGAGAGGTTGAATTTGTTCGGTCAAATCGCAATGCGAGAACATCAACTGGTCAGAACTGAAGACAAAAGGTTTCGCTGCACGGCTTGCCTAAAGGAATGGAGATCTCGCCCTAAAACTCAGTGTGTTGGTGTGCCGATATATGAAAGCATCCCGAAGGGCTTGAAATCAGAAGGTTGGTTTG